GGAAGACTTATCCACAGCTGGATGGATATACAGTACTGGATGAATTAACAGTGTGTGGGTTTGTATGGCAACCAATATCACATTCAATACCCTAATCAATACCCATTCAATCTACTTTCATCTATAGGCAATAGCCTATCAAAAAAAAGTGAAAATAATTCTTTACAATAGCTATTCTATACAATAGTATCTCTATCACTGCTTAGGCAGAACCATTAACCACGAGGAATAGAGACATGCACACTATCTACTTATATGTTGAAAACGGTACTTGGATGGCCGAACACACAGACCCAATGATTAAAGAGTTGTTTGATACTGACACATTGCCAACTGCTTACACAGATGACATGCGCGCAGAAAGCGTAGTCGAGTTGGTATCCACTAAGTTTCCGCAATACGAAGTTTGGGAAAAATAATTTGGCTAGAAGACTAATCAAAGGATAACCGCCCATGGATGGGCATTCACTAACCAATACAGAGGGTTTATATATGACACTAGACAAAGTAACTTCGCGCCAAGGACGGTCTATATCTTGGCTATGCCGAACTAAGGATGAGCTGTTTGTGATTAATAAGCTATCAAGCCAAAGCTATCGGGTGGAAGATGGCAGGCTTATCCTTTCTACGTTTCCGACTCTTGAGAAAGCCTTGGAAGCCATTGAGAAGCTGATTTCATAACCCACACTGAAGAGGCCAATTGGTAACTGGCCGAAACTCCCTTCGGGGAGTCTGTGGAAACCAACAACAGAGGGTTAAACAATGAACGCAGCACATTTAGACTACAAGACCGAGGAAACACTGGGCCATCGCTTTCATAGGGCAAACAATGACATCAACGGCAATCCCCGTTATGTCATCTCATGGCTAGCCTTTGAGACAGAGGGTAAAGACCTAGAAGACAGATACCAGAAGGCCAGAAAACTTGCCAACTCTATCGGCTTCAAGGTGTACAGGGGTAAAGACTTCGGCGGCGGCTTTGTCTGCCAGTCCTATAACCTAGAAAGCACCGCTGAACAAATCATTGAAACAAGGGGCAAATAATGAAAAAGGCGAAATCAAACGCATTCGGCAAAGATTGCTATCTGATAGGCAGAGACAAAAACGGTGACGCCATTTGGCTTGAATCCGCAAAATGGGATTGCGGTTGGTATTGGGGTTTCGGATACGTTGAAACCTACACAAGACAGCTAGACCCCGCCAATTCATTGGATATTAGCTCGCATCAGCATTGGAGCGGGTTGCTAGGCCGACAGAGTGACGGCTCATATAGTCACCATATCAACGAAATCCTAGAGGAATCTGTACTCAGCGAGGCAGAATCATGGGAGCTTTCGGATATGATGCAATCCTTTTATGCCCTTCAAGAAGCGGCGCAGGTTTTAGGTCGTGGGGGCAGCCACTTGACCACCAAAGGCAACAGGGACGCTATCAAAAGCGAACAAATGACTAAGGAAATAAACGAAAAAATGCTCCCGTCTCTGTTTCAAGAAATTTATAAGATTCTTGACCCAGACGCGGAAACTGAAAAGCAAGCAGCTTAATTGTAAAAAGAGCGCCCCCAAAAATCGGGGGCTAATCCACAAAGGAGAAGGAAATTATACCATGAATTTATCATTTAGCTTTACTGAATCTGAGTACAAGACATTACGCGCACTTATCTTAGTTGCACATAATAATTTGCACACCGACTTAGACAATATGGAGTTATCAGATACCGGAGCATATGTTCTAAGTAGGCAAATGGAAGTATTAGAAAATTTAAAGAAGGTTATCAACCATGAATAACAAACAAATAGAGCAGTTATCCGAGACAGTATACGCCATTTTATCTTGCCTAATTATGGTCGGCTTCACTTTGCTAGTGCTATTCAATCTATAAGGGGTAAACATGAAATTTACATTTAAGAATGACCATAAACTGCGAGCGGTAGCTAGAACGGCATTAAAGGGTAGGCATAAGCTACCCTATGGGCAAGGCTCAGCGGGGCGCAAGGGGGTTTGGTTGGTCAAGGATGAAGGCGTATACGTTATGCCCGCCAACGGGGTCAAGAGACGCCCCTGCTACGCTGAGGGATTCGGAGAAGATACTTGGCTTGGTAGCGATGATTTCGCAGAATTCATACCCTTATCGGATGAACAAATAGACCGAATCGTCCACGGCTCAATTAAGTTAGATATTCTGCTAACCGATACCAGCATAAAGGTTACAGCATGAGGGTTCTGGTAGCTTGCGAGTTCTCAGGCATTGTGAGAGATGCTTTCATTGCTAGGGGTCATGACGCTGTTAGTTGTGACCTTTTGCCAACTGAGAGAGAGGGACCGCATATTCAAGGGGATGTGCGAGAGGCTCTCAAAGAGTCATGGGATTTGGTCATCGCGCACCCGCCATGCACCCGACTTTGTAATTCTGGGGTCAGGTGGTTGCATGAACGGGATTTATGGGGGGACATGAGAGATGCCGCAAAATTCTTCCTGGATTGCCTGGATGCCAATTCTGAGCGCGTTGCTGTAGAAAACCCAGTGATGCACAAGCATGCGCAGAATATTATTGGGCGTGGACCTGATTTCACCTGCCAACCGTGGCAGTTTGGGGATGCCGCAAAGAAACGCACCTGTTTCTGGACTAGGGGATTAGAACCCCTCAAACCCACCAGCGACATGACAGCGGATGATGCAGTAGCTGAGGTTCATTTGATGCCGCCCAGTGTGGATAGGTGGAAAAAGAGAAGCGTAACGTATCAGGGTCTGGCAAATGCTATGGCCGAACAATGGGGGTAATGATGCCAACAACTAATTACAAGCTAAAAGTCGGCGGGAGAATCTGCAGGTGCCCGACTTGCGGAGAGGCATTTTCAGGAATAAAAGCCTTCGACCTACATAGGGTAGGGGTACACTCAGAAAATCGCTCCTGCATACGGTTATCGGGTTCTAACAGGCATATAATCACTACGCCGAAGGGTAAGCATAAAACATTAGTGCTTGAAACCCTGCCAAGGGGTACATATTGGGGGATTTTAGATGAGTAAAGCAGAAACCATTCTTGAACGGCTAGAGATGGTGAGAAAAACTGGCAGTAGTAAATGGATTGCTCGCTGTCCAGCGCATGATGACGGCACACCAAGTCTGTCAGTGACTGAGATAGAAGGCGGGAACCGCGTCTTAATACACTGTCACGGCGGGTGTGGTGCATTGGATGTGCTGGAGTCTATTGGTCTGGATTGGTCAGCATTGTATCCAGACGACCAAGACAGATACCGCCCGTTATACAGGTCTAATCAGGACCAGCGAGCCATTGATGACATGATAGTTGCAATCGCACAAGCTAGACGCGACAAGGGTGAACGGCTGAGCGAGACCGATAAGCAAGCCTTAATCCAGGCAAAGCTTAGAGCGATAGGATGATTCGGACAAAAAATTATAATTCCTGTCCTTGACATTATGTTAATATTTGCTTGCGCCTAGCTGCGGGTAGCTCCCGTAGTGAAAACAGCCATCTCTCCCTGCGGCGCATTCTAATTGGAGAGACTTACTTGGAGAGATTATGAACTTCTATCCGTTCCATATTGGCGATTTCAAATCGCACACAGACCACCTATCCCCGATTGAAGATATAACCTACCGACGATTGCTGGATTACTACTATCTGCACGAAAAGCCATTGCCAGATGATGCCGAGTTTCTATCCAAGCGCATTAGGCTAGACGATATTCAGGCTATTGAATATGTGCTTGCTGAGTTTTTCACGCTAATTGACAAGCATTGGCATAGCTCACGCGCCGATGCAGAGATTGCCAAGTACCAAGAGAAGTCCATAAAAGCCAGAGAGTCAGCAAACAAGCGATGGCAATCCAGTGGTAATGCGAACGCAATGCGAACGCATAGCGAAGGCAATGCTACCATTACCAAGACCATTACCAAGACCAAGACCAAAGTATTTAGTAGGCCCAAACCTAATGAGGTTGAAGAGTATGCACAACAGATAGGCTTCTCTCTTGATGGTAATCATTTCTGCGACTATTACGAAGCGCGGGGGTGGAGGTTAAGCACTGGCCCAATGAAGGATTGGAAAGCAGCGGTGAGGACTTGGAAGCGAAACAGAAAAGAAGATAAAGAATTCAAGCCAAGGGAGATAATAATATGAATATCCCCTCTAACGTGGATTTTAGAGACTACATCTCAATTATCGGGGAAGCCGAGGCACAAGAGATACACCATGCAGGATTCTGGAGGGAGCAGATACACGAAAGGGCAAAGAACCTTGAGCTGTCAGGTGACTTGCTACCTTGGTCTAAGGTCAGTCAGCACTTCAAGCTAAGGGCTGGCGAAGTGACATTGTGGGCTGGCATGAACGGCCACAAGAAATCAATGGTTTTAGGTCAAGTCGCCCTGTCTTTAATGTGTCAGGGTAAAAAGATTGCCATTGCCAGCTTGGAGATGAAGCCAGAGGAAACCTTGTGGAGGATGTGCCAGCAAGCAGCAGGACTTACA